TCAACATGTTTTTCATTTACAGTGAAATTAATCTCTAACTCTTTAAACTGTTTAGATATAGTTTCTTCAAAAAGGTCTACATTTGACTTTAAATCAGTATGATACTTAGAAGTACTTGTATCTAAGTTTTCTTGTAATTCAAGTATTTCTTCGGAAAGATTATTTTCCAACTTTGTGATTTTTGAAGCAAATTCTTTTAATTTCTCATCATCAGCAAGAATTTTATCATTAAATTCATCATTAAAAACTTCTGAAAGATTCTTAGAATCCTTTATTAGATGTTCAACTTTAGTAATTCTTTCTGACAGAATTTGTTCTATCTCACCACCTCTTTCATTAACTTCTTCTTGAATAGCACTAAGACCTACATCTAAAGTAGATATTTTTTCATCTAAAGTGGATATGTCTTCTTTTAATGCTTTAGATGCTTTTCCTAATTCTTTCTCAGCATTTAATCTAGATTCTGCTAGATTTGTCTTATATTGTTTTATACTCTTTCTTATATCTTTAATACTATCCTTATAATCTTCCTGTACAGACCCTAATACATCTTCAACTGATTTTTCAATCTCCTGGATTCTTTCTTCAGTTTTTACTTCTGTTTCAGCAAAAAATTTCTTATATTTGGGAAGTTCTTTGGTAAGTAGACTATTAACCTTACTACTAATTCCATGAACATCCTCTTTTATGGATGAAAGATTTTCTTCGTTAATTGCTTCAATTTTAGATCCAATCTGCTCAACATCATCGTTAAGAGTGGTTACTAAACTTCCAATCGAGTCTTTTACATCTTCTTTAAAATCAACAAATCTACTATCAACTCTTCTTTCAGATTCTACAATTAATTTCTTATAAGAAGGTACTTCCTCACCTATAAAACCATTTACAGTCTCAGATAATTCAGCAAATTCCTTTTTTATTCCTAATAGAGTCTTAGAATTTACTGTCTTTACTTTATCCTGAACATTTCTTATTGATTCTTCTACAAATAGCAAATGTGCCGTCATAGCACTATCAAGATCTTCTTTCTTGATAAGTTCTTGTATATCTCCTCTAATATCTTCTATACTTTCTGCTAGAGCATCTACCTTTCCAATATTCGCTTCAAAAGTATCAAACTTATTCGTAAAATCAGATATGGACTGAACATGATTTAAATTTGTCTTAAATGCATTAAAAGCTCCAGAAATAGTCTCTACCTTTTCAGGTGTAGCAGTATCCCTAACTTCATCAAGAGAAGTATTAGGTTTTAATGTATAAAATTCTGAGGGCTTCTTGAGTGGCACCTAAAAATACTCCATCTACACTTATATTTATTTTAGCTCTTTTTAGCGTTTTCTCCTTTGATCAATTTTGCTAAATCTGCAGTGGATCCAACGAATAGAGCATTATTAGTTACATTAGTCGGTCCCTTCTTTTCATCCTCATTAACTTCTTTAACTTTCTTCTGCAAATCGATTAATTTATCTGTTGCATCTGAAACACTTTTAATCAATTGACCAGCAACTTCATATGCTCTTGGCATTTCACTTTCTTGAGCTATTTCAAGAATTCCATTAATTGCTTCTTGTCCTTTCTCAATTATACTATAAAGATTACCTCTTGTATATTCATAATCCTTTTCTATATCATTTTTTGTGAGCCTGTCAGGCTTTTTTATCCCAACAGTAGGTTGTTCTTCTTCCATTACCTCAGGAGTAATATTGAAGGTCTTATCAAGTTTAGTAAATTCTTTTGTCATTGTTATACATATTCACCACTGAATCCAAAGTCATCTCCTTCAGGAATTAGATCATCATCAGAATCAGTAATAGATTTAACTTCTGCTCCTGTTAGATGTGAACCAATAGTTGTTCCATCTCTTCCTCTTTCAACTATAAGATCATTACCACTCTTACTCTTAACAAAGATTTCCTCTTCTCCAATGTTAAGATAACTTAATGTACTACTATCAGCAGTAATACCACTAGCATCATTAACCTTAATTTGAGTGTCTGCAATTGCAACATCTGCTGCTAAGTTAGTAAGAACAGTTCCTGTGTAACTCTTAATTGCTCTTGGAGTAGCAGAGTAACGAACATCTCTTTGTACACTCTTAGAATCACCAGAAATGTAATTGATAGTAGCCTTCCTGATGATATCCTTGGTTGCAGTCTGAACTGGACCGAATAGATATGTTTTTGCCGTAAATCTCATTGTATAAAGAAGAACTCTTCTTTGAGTGAAATCTCCTTCATAATCATCTTGCATAGTAATATTTTCTAAAACAATTGGTATATCTCTTTTTTCTTTAATTGAATCAACCAATTCTACAGTTAAATTATATGAAGGTTGAAAATAAGGTAAAATCTGTTCTGTAATTTGAAGTGCATCATCATTTAACTTACACATCAATGCAAGTTCAAATTGCATATTATAAGGAACAGGCATATATGCCTTCTTCGAATCCTCATTAGTAGTAGGATCTTTTACAGTAAACTGTTGAGTAGTAGTAACCTTTCTAGTTGGATCATAAGTAAGTCCGGTGAACTCAAATGACATTCTAGGTAAAGTAATTGCAGTACCCTTACTTAAGTCAGGAGATTGCTCTAATCTAGCCAGGAATTTTTGAATTGGACCATAAGCCAAAGGAACTCTTATCTCATTATTATCATTCTTGATAGTAATCCCATTAAATAAAGTACCAAACCCAATAATGGTCCTCCTTAGAATTTCGTTATAAAAATACTCAAACATTGTTATATTCCTGGTATATTATATTTATGGTGTACCAAATGGATTGGCCTCTGTAAAGTCTAAAATAGCATCGGCCTGAGTTTCAATATCTGTATTATCAGCAAATCCATCATCAAGTGGATCCTTGTCAACTGTTCTCAACTTACGGGTCGCTCCTGAAGATGATCCTGTTAATATCTCTCCAACTACAAATGATCCAACTATAGAAGCTACTTCTAATACATTTGTAGAAGCATTCCAAGTTCTTACCCTAGCAGTTGCACTACTGGTTCCTCCAGTAACTGTCTCATTAAAGACAAAGTTACCTGTTGATGATGTATCAGGAGAAGCAATAGTAACAGATATTGGTAAGTCTCCTGCAGTATATCCTACACCAGCATTAGTATAGCGAATAGATGTTACATTTCCTGCAGCATTTATAACAGCAACACCAGTAGCAGTTGTACCAACACCAGTTGCTGCTGCAGCAGGTGCAGAGAATGTAACGGTTGCCAGATCAGTAGCAAATCCACTACCAGAATTAGTGACTGTTACAATACCTAATGTTCCATCTGCAGAGTAAGAAGTTGCTGCAAATCCACTACCAGGTCCATCAGCAACAGAAGTAACCGCTAATCCTGGTCCTATTGTATATCCAGCACCTGGATTTACAATATGAATACTTTGAACGGATTTCTGATTAGTTGCAACATTCTTATTACATACAGAAATTCCACCAATCATTTCTCCTACTGAACCTATACCAGTTACTCCTGTAGATGGAGCAGATCCAAATCCTACATTAGGAGCATAGATATATCCTCCACCTCTATTTGAAATAACAACTTTATAGATACCACCAGAAGTTACAATTCCTGTATATGCCCATGCAGTGGCAGCAGTACCAACCAGCGTAAATGTTTGGGTTGGTCCCAACATTACATTTAGACCATCTGCATCAGTTGTTCCATCAGCATCATCTCCAGTTAGTTCATCATCAATTTCATCAATACCAGTATCGATAACTTCGTCTTCGTAGCGGAAGAGTTCGCATCTCAATTCATAGATATAGTTTTTTTGGAGTTGATAGAAAGGCTTTTCATGCTCTACATACTTGATTTCAAACAAACGATCTCCTAATGGGAAATATATTAGATCTCCTTCTTTAGGTCTAGTCGTTAATTTAACATCAGCTTCATTTGCTAATAAAGGTGAAATATATTCCTCATATCTTTCTCTAGAAATAGTAAGAGTTATTTCATTAGTTCCCTGAATACCAAATTTTGTTAATAAAACAGGGTTTTCTGAATATCCATCATAAGTGTTTACATATGCTTCTAATGGATATGCATCATCAAATTTTGATCTAACAACTTCCCTAATAATAGTATTTTCCGCCACATACTTGCGAGGTAAATAATGCACCTCAACACCATACATCTTCAACTGTTCGTTGATAAGACTTTGAACTAAATTTTGTTCAGAGCGAGCACCTTGTTGAAAAAACGGATTAAGTACCATGGTGCTAACCTATCATATCTAATGGAGGTAATTCGTAAGTAGAAGACATCATTTCACGAATTCTTGCTAATTCTTTCTCACCATCATCATATATTTGTCTTCCATTTAGTTCAATACCACCTGGTAGTTTAACTCCTTGGAATTTAAGTAAATTTTGTCCCCACTGTCTCTTCATAAGAGCAGTTGTGTAAGGTTTTAAGAATGAATCATTCCAGACCCTGGTATAGTCACTAGGATCTAACATCCTAAAACATTCCATAACTAAGAAATCACCTACAGTAACACTACCCCAGTCAATATCCAAATATAACCTATCTTCTCTCTTATTAAATCTTATTTGTTTTTCTGTAGTTAATGCAAATTGAATATCTTCAAGAAATGTCTTAACCATTGCATAACTAAGAATTTCAGTAGAACCCCAATAGTAAATATCATTTAAAAATAACTGATACTTAACACTAAACATATTGTTAGTGATAGTATTAGCACCGTCAAAATGAAATACCTTAAAGACTCCAATAACTGATGGAGGAACTTGTATATAATTACTATTCTCGTACCAATCAAAAGTAGTTGATACACCAGCAATAGTAGCACTAGCAGTTGTTGTAACTATTCCTGCAGTACTAGTAGCAGAAGATGCTTTGGATGCCTGTCCTCTATCAATATCACTTTGTCTTATTTGATACTTGAGGAACATTCTAGCAACGCCGTCAAAGTGCCTCTCCTGGAAGAACTGAACGGCATCATCAATAATATCCTCACATTGTTCATCAGCTAAGTTAATTTCCAGTACAGGCGCACCTAGCTGCCTTAGACAGTACTGTTTAAACTCTGATCGTGATGACGGTGTTGACATTTAGACACTTATCCTTGCTTATATTTAGGGTGCAGAGGAAATACCTGTATGAACGGTAATATTACCATTAATCATATTGTAAATAGATGCTCCTGTACCAACTAGAACATTATACAAGTATCTTCCTTGAGAAAGAGATGAAGTATCAGTAGAACCCATAGACAAAGTAATTTTGCCAGCACTTGTATCCACACCCACAACAAAAGTTCCTGCTGGAGTTGTGGTTGCTGCTACACCAGCACCTTTTTGTACTTGAGAAGATCCTGTCCAATCAGCACTATCAGAATAAAGATTAAATGCTGCATTTGAAGTATCTACTATAGAAAATATAGCCTTAAAATCGGCACCAGTATAGATCGATAAATTTGATGCTACAGGTACTCCTGCACTTGGATCAAAAGTAATCTTTTTAGTTGCCATTGACTAGTTCCTTAAGTAGTGATTTGATTTCGTTCATTTCACTTTTTAAACCATCAAGATCATTTTTCATAGTATCAAGACTTTCATTCTTTACTTTTTTTGCTTCACGAGAAGCAATATAATGTTGATAGTCATGATCATTGACATTTATTATCATATTTGTTCTAGGATCCCGTGCAAGATCTTTATGTCCTTCAATATCGTACATATTAAGCCAATGCGATTACTCTTAGATCTCTCATTCTTGGTACATAAACCTGACTATTAGAAGTCATAATGATTTTAATTCTATAATGTCTAAAGGCGGGTAATCTATCTGCAGTAAAGGTATATTCTTTAAACTGCAACGTTGAAGCATCAAATCCATAAGCACTTGATTTTGGAACCAATTTATCAGATTGTCCATTGTTCTGTGCAGCATTAATCACTTGACCTCTTACATTAAGATTCTTATATCCTGGGAATGGAGTAAAGATAGGTTCAAATCCTTCATGATCACTAATGGCATAAAATACTCTAATATCAGAATCTTGATGTATATGAGCATCCAGTATAACTTTTATAGAAGTAGCACTATTTTCTAAAATAAGTTCTTTAGTAATATACTGACATGCAGTAGGATCAGTCGTAATTGCATTTACTCTACTATCTGTTGCATAGTTAGAAATTATGTTATTAACTTTATTAGAAATTGTAATAACACTACATCTTTGACCATCAATTACAGGACTTACACGAGAATCACTAGTATTAAGTAGCAATCTCAACTGCATTGATTTTTCTCCAGGAAGAGCAGCCAATGAAGCAGCAGCATTTTCCTTAGATGCAATAGTTCTAGCAGTAGTAAGATAATTTGTTTGATTCAAAGCAACTGGTTCAAATCCATTATTAATCCAAGGAATTTCAGTTCCACTAAAACTTGAAGCAGTAGTAGTTCTAAGTTCTCCACTTAATGAACATCCTTGAACTGTTACATTATGAATAAGAGGTCTAATTGCTTCATAAGGAATGTTCTGAGATGCTCTTAACTTATATCCACCAGCAGATTTATTGCTATTCAGGAATAATTGAGGATATCCAGTGTCATTACTTCTATCATCATTAGCTTCATTATCATCCCACTTTGTAGACATATCCAATTTAACATGATAAGAATCATAACTTAACGGATCTACTTGTGTTACATCATTTAAATCATGAACTTTATTAATTCTTGCCAAATTAACTCCACCAAGTTCATACTTATAAACAGGAGTTCCTACAGGATATGAAACAGCAGGACCACTACCTGGTCTGGATGCTGTTCTTACAATATTACCACCAATAAGATTACCAGAAACTGAAGTATACTCAATAATCTCATCACCCATTCTAAGGAATCCAGTATTAGTAGTTCCAACACCTACATTCTCAAAAGTTTCAAATCCAGATGCATTATCAACTGATATGGATCCAGTATCACCAAGCTGATATGCAACAGCAAGTTTAGTAGGTTTAATATCAGACTCTGCTCCAGAAATTCTAACCTGGTTGTCAGTCCAATACATTCCATGATTCTTATGATTTACTTTAATATGCAAACCATCATTACCAGCAACATTAGTAATTGATGTTACTTGAACATCTCCACCATGACCACTATTCAAAACTTTAACTGCATTAGCAGTATCAATGTACATAACAGTCTTAGCAGACCCAACAACAAAGTTACCTTGGACGCTATTTAAAATTAATTCACTAGTATTACCCACAGAAACAATAGATAATCTTCCGTCTCTTCCTTGAGAAGTAAGACCAACTGTTGTAAATCCAACTACATCACCTATTTGATAACCAGAACCTCCACCTCTAATAGTTGCTCCAGATGCAACAATAGATCCACTATTGATAGTAATATCTGCAGTTGCTCCTCTACCATTACCAGTAAGAGTAACTAAATTAACTCCAGTGTAAGTAATTTGACCATCAGATGGGGAATAACCAAGACCAGCATTAGTGATTGCTAAACTTGTTACAGTTCCTGCCACTCCAGCTAATTTACCAGTAGCTTGAGTTCCCATTTGGTAAACAACATTACCAGCTCTTAATCCACCATCTGCTACAGTAGTACCTAATCCAACTCTTATTTCTTTAGATTTTAATACTAAGGAATTTGGCATCAATTGAGGAACTTGATCATTTCCTCTTGTGAGATCTGGACTATAAAGTTCTACAGAACCTGAATCTACAAAATCTGCTCTATACAGAGTAAACTTAAGATCTTCCCACTGACTTGCTTCCCATGTAGAAGCATTCTGTGATTTAAAGAGTGATCCTAGATAAGGCTGGTTAGAAATATATGTTTGAGTAATTAAATCTTGCTCACCAATACGTGAAATGTATACGCTATATTTGGTTGAGTTTGATGCTAAAGCAATAGCATATTCTCTTCCTGGTGCACAGTATACTGGTGATTTGAAGTTAATAGTAGTAGCAACAGATCCATCAGCAGATGTTTCTATATCATCAGGTGATAATACAATCTCAGAGAAAGGAAGAATATGTTGTGTTGGGAATCCATTCTCCATTGTCCTTAATTGGAAGACGCATGGAATATCCATGTCATCCTTAGAACGGAAGAATACATCACACTTAGTCAAATATACTCCAGTATCATCCTCAACTAAGAAAGATTGTGCAAGAGGGTCATACCAACCAATAATAACCTGTTCTGAAGTTTGATTTAATATCGTACTTTCAACAACTTCTCCATCCAAAACTTCCGAAACATTTCTTTCTTGGAATTCTTGTTTCTGTTCTATTCTTGCGTTTCTAACAGCAACAATATTTTCCTGAACAGTTTCAAGAGTACCAGATGCTGTATATGTTTCTTCAGCAATTGTAGTCGCATTATCTTGATCATTATCCTCATCATTTACAAGAGTAAAGACCTTAGTGCCTGTTTCAAATCTTGGATAATCAATATTATTTGGATTAGGAATATAGAAACTTCCAGCAAGATCTGCTCCCAAATCACTAATAAGTCTTAAATCAGTAATAGTTGCCTCGGCACCAGAGGACACTCCTTTAAGAACCATTCCTGCTTCAACCCAACCATAATAATCTCCCTGTACTTCTTGTGAGAGAGAATATGTATCTACATTTAGAATAGTTGAAGTAGATGCATATGATGCTGATAATGGTGTGCCATCATAGGG